TAGAAATAGAGAGTATGGAACAAGTGGCAGAATATAAGGGAAAAATCCCTACTAAAGATTTTGGTAATTTATGTATGAATACTGCTATGGAGTATAACAACGCATTACTTGTGATTGAGAATTCAAGTATTGGTTGGGCTACTATCCAACAAGTTATTGATAGAGAGTATGACAATTTATTTTATACAAGTAAAGATTTACAGTTTGTAGATGTTGCGAGACAAATAACAAATAGATACAGAAATAAAGATCAACAAATGGTGCCAGGTTTCAGTATGACATCTAAAACAAGACCATTAGTAATAGCAAAATTAGAAGAATATTTTAGAGAAAAATCAGTTATCGTGCATTCGGATAGACTGATTGATGAATTATTTGTGTTTATATGGCACAACAATAAAGCTGAAGCAATGCAAGGATACAATGATGACCTTCCAATGAGTTTAGCTATAGGATTGTGGGTTAGAGATACTGCACTTAGATTAAATGCAGAAGGAATTGCTCTACAGAAAACAGTCCTAAATAAAATGTTAGATTATGAGGCAGTTTACACTTCCGATGAAAATCAAAATGATGAATGGGTGATGGAAACTGGAAATACAAAAGAAGATTTAACTTGGTTAGTAAAATAATAAGAGGATAAAATGGCAGATACAACATTAAGAAGTAGATTAAGACGACTTTTTTCCACAAATGTAATCGTAAGACATGCGGGTGGTAAAAAGTTAAAAATTGCCGATACGGATAGAGTTCAAAGTATGCAGAAAAATGGTCTTGTGGATAGGTGGTCAAGACTACATAGTAATATGACAACAGGGGGATACGGAAAATCTCAGGCAATTAGTTTTCAATCACAACGATTAGCTTTATTTAGAGATTATGAAGAAATGGATAATGATGCTATTATATCAAGTGCACTTGACATTTATGCAGATGAATCTACAATGAAGAATGAATATGGCAAGGTATTAGATATTCAAACTGAAAATAAAAATATTCACGATATTCTACATAATTTATTTTATGATATATTGAATATAGAGTTCAATTTATGGCCTTGGGTAAGAAATATGTGTAAGTATGGAGATTTTTATCTTTATTTAGATGTCAACGAAAAGTATGGAGTTACAAATGTAGTTCCACTTTCACCATATGATGTTACTCGTGTTGAGGGAGTAGATCCACAGAATCCATATTATACTCAATTTATAGTTGAGGATGGAGATTCAAGACATAGTTCTGCGATGAGTGGAAATAAAGAAATGGAAAATTATGAAATAGCACACTTCCGTTTACTATCAGATTCAAACTTTTTACCCTATGGTAAAGGTATGATTGAAGGTGGTCGTAAGATTTGGAAACAATTATCTCTAATGGAAGATGCTATGTTAATTCATAGAATTATGAGAGCTCCTGAAAAAAGAGTATTCAAGATTGACATTGGAAACATTCCACCAGCAGAAGTTGAAAACTTTATGCAAAAAATAATTAATAAGATGAAAAAGGCACCCGTGATTGACAATACTACAGGTGATTATAATTTAAAATATAATATCCAAAATCTTACTGAGGATTTTTTCTTGCCAGTTCGGGGAGGGGATAGTGGAACCGCAATAGAGAATTTGGCCGGACTTACTTATGAGTCAGTAGATGATATAGAATATTTGAGAAACAAATTAATGGCAGCATTAAAAGTTCCAAAGGCATTTCTTGGATATGATGAGGCAGTCGGTAGTAAAGCAACATTAGCAGCCGAGGATGTTAGGTTTGCTCGTACCATCGAAAGAATACAAAGAATTATTACAAGTGAATTAACAAAAATTGCAATAGTTCATTTATATTCCCAAGGATATACAGATGATGAACTTGTTGATTTTGAATTAGATTTAAAAAATCCATCTACGATATATGAAGAAGAAAAGATTGAATTGTGGAATAATAAACAAAGTCTTGCTTCAAGTCTAATGGATTCTAAAATAGCAGATACTGAGTGGATTTATGATAATGTATTTAAATTTACAGAAGAAGAGAAGAAAGGTGTTAGACTTGGATTATTAAAAGACCAAAAACGAAAGTTTAGATGGTCACAGATTGAAATGGAAGGAAATGATCCAGTTCAAAGTGAAGAAGCCGTTGGAACACAAGGAGCGATGGCTGGTGGGGAACAAGGTGGAGCTCCTCCCGGTGGTGGACCTCCCGGAATGGGAAGAACAAGTCGAGAATTAGAAATGGATATGCCAGATGATGGGTGGCCAGGAAGTGGTCGTCCAAAAGAGGGACCTAAACACGGAAAAGACTCAAGTATAAGGGGTCGAGATCCACTTGGAGCTCACGACAAGAGAAAAGGTGGTAGTGGAAGTCCAAAATATGGGATTGCACTGGCACATTACGATGCATTGAAGAAAAGTTTAGGAAAAGTAAGTCGTGAAGATAGAAAAATTTTGGTTGAAACAACTGATGTGGAAGAAGAATATAAAAATGAAGTATCTTCATCTTTAAGTGATACTTAAATGACGAATTATTAGAAGTTTTTATATTTATAGATGAAGAACTATACTATTTAGGAGCATAAATTATGGCCCAACGAGTAAAACACTCAAAGATAAAAAATACGGGAATTCTTTTTGAATTATTATCCCGTCAAATTACCGTTGATATAATGAACGGTGATGAAAAAAGTAAATCTGTCGAGATGCTAAAGAAATTCTTTAATGAAAGTACAGAACTTGGTAAAGAAAATCAACTTTATCAAGTATTGTTAAAGGAAAATTATAATTCGTCACGTAAGGCAGAAAAGTTAGTAGATGCCGTCATAAAGACGAGAGAAAAATTACAAAACAAGAAACTCCGTACTGAAAAGTATAATCTTATTAAAGAGATTAAAGAAAACTACACTGTGGAAGATTTTTTCAGAGCACGAATTCCAAACTTTAAAGTTTATGCTTCAATTTATAAGAAGTTTTTATCAGAAACTACTCCTACATTTGATCCAGTAGATGAAGTAGATAGTACTTTTTCTATTATAGAACATATTACACGTAATAAAGTCAAATCAAAGAATACAGATAGTCAAGTAATTTCTGAATTTAAGAAAGAAGATAAAGATTTAAGATTGCTTTCTTATCAGTTAATGGTGGATAATTTTAATGGTAAGTATAAGAATCTTAATTCTATGCAACGAAATCTGTTGAAAGAATACGTTAATAATATTTCTAATACCAATTCATTAAGAGAATTTATAAATAATGAAGTAGTAAAAATAAAACAAATTCTTAATAAAATTTTACCACGAGTTACAGATAATATTACAAAAATTAAATTGACAGAAGCAATTAAACAGACGACTAATTTGTCAAAAGGTAAGATTGTTAAAGACAAACAGGTTGTGGCTTTAATGAGATACTATGAACTCATCAAGGAACTACATAATGTCACGGGTTAGAGAAAATTTAATTCGTAAACTTGTTAGAGAGTTAATCAAACAAGAATTAGACGAGGCAAATTCCACTGCAAGTGTAGGTGGAGAATATCAGACACCACATTCATTTAAGGGTAGTAATAAAAAGGGTAAGAAAAAAGGTAAGGCCGGTTACGAAGGTGGTCATACAGAACCAACCGATGGAACTGGTCATTTTATTGCCGATGACCCGAAGTTGAGAAAAGAATCCGTAAATGAAGGTCAAAAAAGACAGGCCAGTACTATACTGAGAAAATTTGACCAAGCTTATATAAAATTCTCAAGAGAAGTTAGAGATGTAATTAAAATGATGAATAGGTCAACTGGTGAAAAAACAGACGGAAGAATTGTGGATAAAGCATATTCAAAACATCTTATTCCATTTGATGACTTAATACAGAGTTGGGGTAGAGGACAACAAGAAAATCCCCATATAAATGAAGGTAGATATCACGCTTGGAGAAACGATGAGAGTTTAAGTCCTAAGCAAAAAATTGGATTGGCTATGAGAGAAACTCGTGATAATCTTAAAGAGTTAGAACGAATGGTTCAGTATAATGTTAAATTAAAAAATGAGTTGAAAGTTGATTCCAGAGATTATTGGAAAACCACTCATAATGCTTTAAGTAAAATTAGTGAGAGGTTAGTTAGATTAGCGAATAAGGTCGGTCAGCTACACTGAGTCATGCCTTTCGAAGAAAACAGAAAGTCCTTTTTGGACTCTTTGTTTAGTATTTCGACTTTATTAAAAAGGTGGCACACAGAAATACAAAACAAAGATGTTGATAAG